AATATTCAAATGCATGAAGCAAATAAACAAACTGCATTAGATGCTATACAAAAGTTAGCTGATTTAGAAATACAATATAAATACTACCAATATTATTTAGAAGCAGTAAATCGTGACGGAGTACCTTATCATTTAATTAGTTTAGCTATTCCGCAAATTGAACAAGAAATAAATAATATACTTATTCCAATTGTAGATTTTGTAATTAAATTAGATACTGACGGTAAAAATATCAATGCTTATATCGTATATGATAATGATAGTTTTTGGCCAATTGAATTAACATCTGGTATGGAAAGATTTTTAAGTTCATTAGCAATTCGTTCTGCATTAATTAATGTATCTAGTTTACCAAGACCTAACTTTTTAGTAATTGATGAAGGATTTGGAGTATTAGATTCTGATAAATTAATTAGTATATATTCGCTATTTAATTATTTAAAGACTCAATTTACTTCATTAATGATTATTTCTCATATTGATTCAATGCGAGATGTAGTAGATAGTTTAATTGAAATTAACAAAATTAATTCTTTTTCCAAGATAGACTTCCGTTGATATTTATATTATATAGGAGTTTAAATGGCAAAAGGGCCACAGGATCAAGTACAACAATCAAATACTAACGCTAAATATGTAGAATTACTAGCCGCAGGCATTCCAACATCTGTAGCGTTAGCAGAATCTGATTCTACAATTGATAAAAAAGAAATAGTATATAAAGAATTAGATAGAATACCAGTACGAATTACGGACGTAGATCCTAATTCTCCAAATTATTTACGCGTTACATATTTACCAAATGAATTTAGTTTAGGTAAAAATTTAATACGTATACGACCAAATATTCCTGCATTTACTGAAGAGTCTCAATTATATGTTGAAATAATTGATTATAATGGCGATCCTATATATTACGAAATCGAAATAAATTCTGAAACAAAAGATTTATTTATTATTATTTCAGTTTATATTTACGAAGACACTCCTCCTGGACCATGTGCCGTATATATTTTAGGAACATTAAAAAATGTACCAGTGCCAGCAAGTAATAAAATTTATCCTGTAAATTTTAGATGGTCGCAAATTGTTAATGTAGATACTTCAGAAAAAACTAAATCTCCGATAATATTTACTACATTACCAAAGGTAGCAGTTACTGCAAACACTGCTTCGTATGATATATTATCATATTCCGGAGGTTCTCCGTTTACTAGTAGTTATTTTTATAATATTCATTTACATAATGGATTTTTAAATCCTTCTATAACTACATTAGAAACTAATAATACATTTAATTCTGCAATGACAACCGGTCATTTATATGCTAAATACGAAGATATACAATTATTAATTCCTAATAAGTTTTCTACAAATTATTTATTGGGCGGTGGCGTAACGGCGAGTATACAAAATTATTTAACAAGTAAATCTTTAACATTAGACGAGCCGATTGTTATATATCAACAAAATAAAGTAGATCAAATAATTTTAGAATCTGCAATATTTAAAACTGCTAGTATAGCATACGAACAAGACCCTTCCGGAATAGTTCAAAGCTCTTTTAAAAAGCGAATTGTAACTGTAAATTTTACTGATTTAGATCCGTTTGTTGGACAAATACGTAATGTTAAAACTTTATATAGAGATACTGCATTAAAAACTACCGAGTATTTATTGTTAAGCGATTTTATAATACCATCGACAAATGTACCGGAAGGGTTTAATCCACCTACTGCATCATTTTCATTAGTGTTACCCGATTCCGAAATCGATGAACATTATGATATACGATTCGAATTTTATAATAACGAAACGGTACCTAGTTTACAAGTTTTAGAAATTCGCAATATTATCGTACCAGGAATACCGGATGTAGTAGTAAATAATAATGGTATTTTAATGGTAAATCCGTCTACTAGTATATTAGACGGAAAAAATTTAGTTCGTACATTATATCAAGATTATGATATACATACATTATATACATCATCTTTACAAATGTTAACTGGTAGTAGTTATCCTACGGTTAATTCATATAAATCCGACCAACAAAAATCTATAACGCAGTTTACAGCATTTATACCAGATGGCGCTTCATACGTAACGGCATATTATAATGCAGCCGTAGTTAATTTATCACAAAAAACATTAACGCAAGATTTAGGATATTATAATTACAATGTAATGTTATCTGTATATGAAATGTCTACATCATCTTATACAAATTTTAGTTACGATACTGACAAAATATTATTACCAAAAGTTTTAACTTCAACGGCTAGTATTACAATGTATTCGGGAGACCCGGCAAATCAAACTGCATTCGCATATCCAATAAAACATACAGTACAATTACCTGAAACAGGAAAATTATATAGGTTTTCTTTAGAACATAATATTTCAATATCGGGATCAACAACAGGAATTAATTCTGCATCATTTGACGTATCTTGTTCTATTAAAGATATTGATATTCTATCTTCAGGATTTTTATTTATAAGCGGCGCGCGACCAACATATGTATCCGGGGCATATAGTTATAATATTCCAAGTATATAATTATTAATATGAAAATAATCGCAATTTATCCAGGTAGATTTCAACCGTTCGGTAAACATCATGCAGAGGCATTTAAATGGTTACAATCTCAATTTGGCGCTAATAACTCTTATATAGTTACTTCTAATGTAGTTAGTTTACCTAAATCTCCTTTAGATTTTAAAGATAAAAAAGATATTATTACTCAATATGGTTTAGGTAAACATGTAGTAAATGTTAAAAATCCTTATAAAGCAGAAGAATTATTAGCTAAATTTGATCCGTCTACGACGGCAGTAGTTTTTATGGTCGGTCAAAAAGATATGGAAGAAGATCCTAGATTTAAAATAGGCAAGTTAAAATCAGGAAAAGATTCTTATTTTCAAGATTATTCTAAAAATGTAAAAAAATTAAAAGGTTTTGATACTCACGGATATTTAGTTGTAGCACCACATATATCAATTAAAATACCAGGATTTGGAGAAATGAGTGGTACTGCGATACGTAATGCAATAGGATCATCAAATACGGAAGCAAAACGTAAAGAATTATTTAAAACTGTATTCGGTTGGTATGACGCTACGTTAGCAAAAAAATTATATAATAAATTTAATATAAAATCTGAGTCTATCGTAGATGAGGGATATATGTCACCTAAACAGCAAGCAGCGCACAATTCTAAAGTAAATAAATTAAAAGATTTTTTAGATGCAAATCACGGTCGTGAATTTGTTTATGACTTTAATGAATTTCCTAAAACGGTATATGGAGTTAAAATAGACGAGCGCGCTTTTTGGGATAGCTTTTTTCAATTAGTAATGGAAGGTGGTGCTGGTGGTCATATGGCACATCCATTTGACATACCTAGTGTATCGTCCGGAAACGATTTAATAGACGTATTTACTAAATCAGTAGATTATTTAAGTAAAAAACCTGCATCAGTTAAAATTGATGGTGTTAATGCATCTATACGATTAATTAAATTAGGAAATAAACTTACTTTTGTAATGGACCGTGGATCTAATAAACCATTAGATGTAAAAGGAATTACTAAAGCAGAATTAGAAGATAGATTCGGTGCTGGTCATGGAATGATTAAAATAGGAGGCACTGTATTAGATATTTTTAATGATGCATTACCTACAATTAAATCAGAACTTAGTACGTTAGGATTATTAGATAATCCAAATATAATGTTTAATATTGAATATGTAGCTGGGTCTACAAATGTATTATCTTATAATAAAAACTTTTTAGCGATACATGGATTATTAGAAATTGCTAACGTAACTGAAAAAAGAAGAGCTACTCATGAAATATCTTATAATAAAAAAGCTCTTCAAACGTTACTTAATAAATTAAATGCTATAGCTCAAAACTATGGATATGAAGTATTAGGATCAATACCAACAACATTACAAGCACAACCGAATTTTAGTTCTGTATTAAATACAAAATATACAGTAAATTACGGTACTAAAAAAGAAACTAAAACATTAAAACAATGGTTAGCTACTGCAAAAGTACCTCGCAGTAATATTAAAACAGTAGAAGGAAAATCAATCACTGCATTATCAAAAGAAGTTTTATTAAAAATTTCTGAAGGAACTCCGTTAAATAAATTTATAGCAGATAAAAAAGATTATCAAGATGCAATTGATGGGTTTGTTATTTATATGGCTACAATGAAATTAGGAGATGCTGTATTAGAACAATTATCATCGCCATTAGGACCTGTATCTGAACAAGAAGGAATTGTAATTCGTGATCCAAAAATTTATAGCAAACCATTTAAAATTACCGGTAAATTTATTGTAGGTGGTTTAGCATCATCATTTAAGAAATAATTATATATAAAATAATATGACAAAGTTACGTAATATAAACGCAATTAAAAAAATGTTAGACGGTACGCACCGTACACAAACAAAAACGTCAGTTTCATTAAATACTTCAGAAACTCCTATTAAAAGAGAAGTAGGTGAACGATGGGTCGATGAAACGGGTAAAGAATGGGAACAGAGACAAGGTTATAAAATTAGTGTTACAAAAGCTTTAGATTTAATAGCAGAAAATCGAATGCCGGCTAATTGTCCTAAATGTAGTAATCCAATGACAAAAAAGAATTTGGATGAAAAAATGTGGAATATTCATAAAATATGCTTTGACTGTGTAATTGATATGGAACATCAATTACGATTAGAAGGAAAATATAATGAATATGAAAAACAAAAAGTTAGAGAAAATGCAATGGCTTGGTTAAGAGATGCAGAAAAAGATGTAGAAGATTTAGTTAATGCTTATCAATATGCATCTTTTGTTAATCAGGACGGTTCAGTAGAAAAATGGACAGGCGGATTATCTGCAGAAGAATTTGAGGCTAAAGTACGTGGAGAGTTTGATAAATTTAAAACAGAATTTATTGATAAATTAGATGGTAAAAAAGTAGATGAAACAGTTAAAGATATTTGATTTTGACGATACATTAGCTAAATCAGAAACTCCGGTAATAATAAAAAAATCGGATGGGTCTAGTATAACACTGACACCGGGACAATTTGCTACATACAAAATGCAACCGGATGATGAATTAGATTTTACGTATTTTAATAAAATGGTAACAAAAGCAACTCCCATTAAACATAATGTAGAGCTGCTTAAAACGTATTTAGCAAATCCTGGCAGATATAAAGTTACTATTTTAACTGCTCGTAGATTAGCATTTCCGATTAGTTACTGGTTAAAGAAATTAACAGGACGAGATGTGTATGTAGTAGGAGTAGCGGGTTCCGATCCTAAATTAAAATCAGATTATATTGAAAAAGAAATAAAGAAAGGATATACTGATATATTCTTTATGGACGATAGTTTACCTAACGTACATGCAATAAAAGATTTAAGTAAAAAATACCCTAACGTAAATATAGAGGCGATCGTGGCAGAAAACATTAACGAACGCTATTTAAGACAAATAATAGCAATTACAGAATCAATAAACGAAATTGAAAGCAGTAATTTTATTGAAGAAGATGATAATGAAGCTCAAAAAGTTTTAGATGATACACCTGATGATGTCGAAGATGCTTTAGCTAAATTCTTAAAAATGTCTCCGGATGAATTAGAAAAACAAGTACTAAAAAATCCAGAAGGTAATAAAGAAGTTGAAGAAAGTATAGGCTTGACTTTATTAATGGCTGCTCCGTTATTATTAGAATTAGCCGGAAAATTAATTAATAAAATTAAGACTTCTTATGCATTATCTCCTGACGATCAAAAGTATTACGAAGGTTGGAAATCTCGTAAAAAAGCGGCTAAAACAGCAAAAGACGATGCTAAATTAAAAGCTTTAGATAAAGAATATAATGCTAGGTTTGCTTCTAAATTCGGTAAAGGTTTAATTGGAATTGGGCATGACTTACATAAAGCATATACAGCACCAATTGTTCAAGTACTTAAATTAGCAAGTTACTTACCTGGTAAATTTGGCGATTGGGCTAAAGATCCTGCGAAGCGCCAAAAAATTGCAAATATAATTTATGCATGTACAATGTTCTTTTATGGCGGAGTACATGCTAAACATGGTTTACATGAATTATTAGCACAAAGCGGAGTAGACCCTGCTACATTTGCAGACACAATAGTTAATGCTGCTAAATCAGGTAAAAGTTTAAAAGATGTAGTTACTATAGGATTAGAAGCTACGAGCGGATTAGAAACTGCGTAATAAAGGAATAAATGAAAAAGAATATTATTACAGAAGCAATTCAATATCATAAAGAAAATAACATACCTTACAGCGAACCTATTTTTAGATACGGTTCAGTTAACTTTTTCAAATATATAAATGAATTACGTAAACTTAATGAATCTAAACAAGTTGAATTAGATAAAGATGCGAAATTTTTTGTTAGTACTGATTTAGGTAAAATTGGAAAATATAATGGGCAAGACGTTCTTTTAGATTTTCCAATGGTAGAAACCACAATAGATGAAATTACTCGTTTAGATTATATTAAACTTTGGAAATGGCTTAAAAAAGTAAAAGTTAATGTTACACCTAAAATATATAAATCAATTGAAAAAATAGTTCAAATGTCTATTATTGATCCATTAGAAACTTCTGATTCGATAATTGATTTTATTATGGATCGATTCCCTGTATTAGGTGAATTAGGCATTGCTGAAAATATACATGAAGCAGAACATCATGGAAAAAAAGTAGATTTAAATTCTCCAAAACGAGGTGGCTCTAAAAAATTCTACGTATACGTAAAATCAGATGCAGGTAATGTAAAAAAGATTTCTTTTGGAGATACTACGGGATTAACTTCAAAAATTAAAGATCCAAAAGCTCGTAAAGCATTTGCGGCACGTCACCAATGCGATACAAAAAAAGATAAAACAAAAGCAGGATATTGGGCATGCAATTTGCCTAGATATTGGGATAAATTAGGTGGCGGAACTAAAATTAATGGTTATTGGTAATATGAAACCTTATACACAAACAATTAACGGAAATAAAATTCTTCGCGAATTTGCACATGATACTGATTCTCATGAATTAGTATGGCATCGAGATAAAAAGGATCGTATAGTTCGTGTATTAGAGGGAAATGGATGGAAATTTCAATTAGATAACATGTTACCTATATTATTACATGAAGGACAAGAAATATTTATTCCTAAAGAAACGTTTCATAGAGTTATAAAAGGCACAAATACCCTTAAAATAGAGATAATAGAAAAGGATTAAAATGAATTATAAAGATTCAGATTATTATAAAAAATTTCAGAAATTTATTAATGAAGAAGAAGAAATTTTAGGCTCTACTGAAGTAATACCATTAAGTAAAGTAGATAAAAACGCTGCACAAGCAGCAATATCAGGCGGTACACAAGATGGATCAAAACCAGATGATGTAATTGCTGGTAAAAAAGTAAACGTGGCAGTTAAAAATTTACGAGCTGCACAAACAGAAATAATACCAGGTAAAGCTATTGGTATTGCATTATATACAATGTTAGGAAATCCAATTTCAATTGGAGGTGATTTAGGTTCAATTATTTCAAAAGATAATTTTATTATGGATGGTCATCATCGATGGGCGGCAACGTTTTTATGTGATCCAAACGGACAGGTACAGGCTATGCAAATCGATCTACCAGGTCCTGCATTAGTAAATGCATTAAATGTAATTACGGTGGGTAAATTTGGTAAAAATGGTAATCCTGGAACAGGTAATATTAAAAATTTTACGGGTTCTGTAATTGGGCCAATGTTAGATAAAATTATGGAAAATGGAATGAACGGAATGTCTGCGGAAGAAGTAAAAATTCGTTTAGGACGAGTACCAGGTGCTAACGGAGATGCTAATAAAGGTAAAGAATTAATGATGCAAAATGCGGATGCATTACCAAAAAATATAATGCCAGGTGCACCGGATAGGGTCGATATGCCAGTTATTGATACAAAACAAGTAGCATTAGTACAAAAGTTTTTAGAGAAAGGCGTTGTAGATTTAAAACCTCCGTATAGCCCGGATGTTAAAAAAGCTTTAGGATTAGAATTTAAAATACAAAAACGTTTAAATAATTACTTGAAAGAAAGTATTAAAAAATCAAGTAAATAATATATAATGGCTCTTATTACAAAATTTGAGCCATTTTTACTGGCCGTATATTTATAATAAAGAAATACTATGCCTTTAATTAAACCAGTATTAGAAGCACAAATATTCGCAGCTCTGCAAAAGTTATTTAATAACACTTCAGATACTCCTATAGTAGCTCAACAAAAACTTGCAAAAGATTTAGCATCTGCCATCGATGGTTATATTAAATCCGCTACTATTATTATACCACCCGGGCAAGCAATTCAAGGTATTAATGCACCTGGACAAGTAATAGCTGGTGCTGGTGGAGGACCTGCTCCTGTCGTAGGAGCCACAACAAGTCCAGGAACGGTTGCAGGTTCAACCGCAGCTCCATCACCTCCTGCAACAATATCATAATTTATGGAAGGAAAAACATTAAAAGAAATAATACGTAGCGAGTATACAAAATGTGCAGCTGACCCTGTATATTTTATGCGAAAGTATTGTTATATTCAACATCCAAAAAAAGGAAAAATACTTTTTCATTTATATCCTTTTCAAGAAAATTCATTATCAGCTCTTAAGAATTTTGATTATAATATTATTCTTAAGTCTCGTCAGTTAGGTATATCTACATTAACTGCAGGATATGCTTTATGGTTAATGACATTTCATCAGGATAAAAATATTTTAGTTATTGCTACAACTCAAGAAGTAGCAAAAAACTTAGTAACTAAAGTAAGAGTAATGTATGAAAATTTACCTTCATGGTTAAAGCCAATAGCAATTGAAGATAATAAATTATCATTACGATTTAAAAATGGTTCGCAAATTAAAGCAGTATCTAGCGCTAGCACATCAGGTCGTTCAGAAGCATTATCTCTTTTGATTATTGACGAGGCTGCCTTTATTGATAGAATTGAAGAAATTTGGGGTTCTGCTCAACAAACATTAGCAACCGGTGGTCAAGCTATAATTTTATCTACACCTAATGGTACTGGTAACTTTTTCCATAAAACGTGGGTAGGTGCCGAAGAAAAAACTAATCCATTTAATACTATTAAATTGCATTGGACGGTACATCCTGAACGAAATGAATCTTGGAGAAAGAGACAAGATGAATTGTTAGGACCACGTATGGCAGCACAAGAATGTGATTGCGATTTCGTATCATCCGGAGCTACGGTAATTGACGGTCCTATATTAAAATGGTATGATGAGACTTACGTAAAAGATCCTGAAAGTCGTAGAGGATTTGATGGAAATTTATGGATATGGAATTATCCGGATTATAGTAAAACATACGTAGTAACGGCTGACGTTGCCCGCGGAGATAGTTCCGACTATTCCGCTTTTCATGTATTAGATGTTACTACAATGGAACAAGTAGCGGAATACAAAGGACAATTATCAACAAAAGATTACGGTAATATGTTAGTAGGTATTGCAACAGAATATAATGATGCAATGCTTGTAATTGAAAATGCCAATATTGGATGGGCTGCTATACAGCAAGTACTAGATAGAGGTTATAAAAATCTTTATTACAGTACAAGAGATACAGGATTTGCTGAAATAAATCAACAGTTAACTAAAATGGTTGATTTAAAAGATCAATCGCAATTAGTACCTGGATTTACTACGTCGGCTCGTACGCGTCCATTAATTATATCTAAGCTTGAAGAATATATGAGAGAGCAAGTGCCTATTATACGTAGTAAACGCTTAATACAAGAGCTATATACCTTTATATGGAAAGGATCACGTGCTGAAGCTCAAGACGGATATAATGATGACTTGGTAATGTCTTTTGGAATTGCTTTATGGATACGAGATACTGCAATTCGATTAAAACAAGAAGGAATGGATTTAAATAGAAAGTCATTGGATTACATGGTAAAGTATTCAGGTAATCACGGTACTGGAGTTTATAATTCTCGTAATATAGGTAGTTCTAATCCATGGCAAATGAAAACGGGTGACGGCAATGAAGATATAACATGGTTAATTAAATAATTACATATTTATATTAAAAATATATTAAATGGATACATCATTAACGGCCAGGCTTAAACGATTATTTAGTTCAAATGTAGTAATTCGTAGAGTCGGTAAACATAAATTAAAAGTAATTGATGGCGATCATATGCAGTCGGTTGGCTCTAGAACCAACACTGGATATGTTGATAGATATTCAAGAATGCATGGTACACGTCAACATACGTATACCACTTATTCTCCACATCATAACTATTATAGTTCAAAATTAGAATTATATACAGAATATGAAACAATGGATATGGATTCTATTATAGCATCTACATTAGATATCTATTCTGATGAAACTGTATTAAAAGATGAACGTGGTAGTGTAATATCAATTAAAAGTGATGATGAAAATTTACAAAAAATATTAGAAAATTTATTTTTTGATATTTTAAATATAGATTTTAATTTATGGCCATGGGTTCGTAATTTAGTTAAATACGGAGACTTTTATTTAATATTAGATGTACAAGATGAAATTGGTATTATTAACGTAACTCCTTTTTCTGCATATGAAATTATTCGTGAAGAAAATTATGATTTAAATAATCCATATGCAGTTCGATTTAAGTTAATGAATTCGGGTAATAAAGTATTAGAGAATTATGAAGTAGCTCATTTTCGTTTATTAAATGATTCAAACTTTTTACCTTACGGTAAATCAATGTTAGAACCCGCTCGTAAGGTATGGAAACAGCTAACGTTGATGGAAGATGCAATGATGATACATCGTATTATGAGAGCTCCAGAAAAACGTATTTTCAAAGTAGATATCGGAAATATTCCTCCTAATGAAGTTGATGGTTTTATGCAAAAAATTGTCAACCAAATGAAAAAAGTTCCTTTTATGGATGATAAGACAGGAGATTATAATCTTAAGTTTAATTTAATGAATATGCTTGAAGATTATTACTTACCAGTACGTGGAGGACAATCGGGTACGGAGATTGACACTTTATCAGGAATGGAATTTACTGGTATTGATGATATTGAATATTTACGTAATAGAATGATGGCAGCTCTTAAAGTACCTAAATCATTTTTAGGATATGAAGAAGGATTATCAGGTAAAGCTACATTAGCGGCAGAAGATATTCGTTTTGCTCGTACTATTGAAAGAATTCAACGTATTGTATTAAGTGAATTAACAAAGATTGCAATTATACATTTATATTCTCAAGGATATGAAGGAGCAGATTTATTGAATTTTGAATTGGATATGACTGCACCGTCAGTTATATACGAACAAGAAAAAATTGTATTATATAATTCAAAAGTAGATTTAGCAAAGAATATGCAAGATGCAAATTTAATGCCTAGAGAATGGATATATAAAAATATTTTCCAATTTTCCGATAAAGATATTGAAATGATCGGAACGCAAATGGCTGAAGATAATAAGCAAACTTGGAGATTAGAAAAAATTAAAAATGATGGCGAAGATCCAATGAACCCACCAGCACCAGTTGCACCGACTGCTGGTAGTGCTGCATCAGGATCGGTAGGATCTGAAACAAGTCCAACGGCGGCTACTGAAAGTTATACTAGAACAGTTAATGCAGGTAATGGCGATTATAAAATGCCAAAAGATGGATGGCCGGGTGCGGGTCGACCAGAAGAACATATGAAATATAATTCACATGAACATCCTAGAGGATATGATCCGTTAGGTAGTCGTGCGCTCAAAAAAGCATATAAGGGCGGAATGAATTATGAGTCGGTAAATGCTTTAACTAAACTAATGCCTAAAAAGAAAATAAGTAAAGGAATTATAAAAGAAAATACTTCGTTTTTAGACGAAAATAATCTATTATCAGAAGATATTTAAAACTTATAATTTCAATATTTATTATTAAAACAAGTGTGGACTTTAATGAAAAGTATAAAACATTCGAAAATAAAAAATACCGGATTAATATTTGAGTTATTAGTTCGTCAAATAGCGTCAGATACTTTAAATAATAAAGAATCTAAAGCCATACCTATTCTTAAAAAATATTTTAATAAGAATACCGAACTATCAAAAGAACTCAATTTATATAAATCTTTAACTTCTGAAAAATTTAATAAAGAAGAAAAGGCTAATGCTTTAATTGAAGCAGTACTTAAGTCTCATAAACAACTTAATGGAGCAGCTTTATCTAAACAAAAATACAATTTAATAAAAGATATTAATGAAGTATTTGGAGTAGATACTTTTTTTAATTCAAAAGTTAATGAATATAAAGTATTAGCATCTGTATATAAAATATTAGAATATAGCGAAGCAGATTCTCCTGTAGAAATTGTAAATTCAAAATATACTATTATCGAGCATATTACGGGCAAAGAAATTATAAAAGAAGAAATAAGTGAAGAATTAAAAACATTTATATCAGAAGATAAAGATGTTCGATTAACAGCATATAAGTATTTAGTTAATAAATTTAATGATAAGTATAGTACATTAGATACAAAACAAAAAAATTTATTAAGAGAATATATTAATAACGTATCTTCTACGGAAGAATTAACTAAATATGTAGTTAATGAAATACATGATATGTCAAAAATATTGCAAGTTTATAATAAAAAAGTAGATTCGCCAGTAGTAAAGATTAAATTGAATGAAGTATCGAATTTACTTAAATCTATGTCTAATATGAAATCAGTAAATGATAATCATATATTATCGTTACTTAGATATTATGAACTATTAAAAGAATTAAAGAAGGTATAATATGGCAAGATATACAGGGCCGAATATTAATCCAGGAGCATATACCGTACCAACCGGGTCGAATATATTAGGCGGAGGAAAATATAATAGAGTTGTTTCGTCATCTGCTACATTTACATGTACAGGTTCAAATGGAGGCGTAATAGCATTAACGACCGGTGGATGTACAGTAACGTTAACGGGCGGTGGTTCGGTAGTATTAGG